TACGCTTCTGAATTTTCTTCTTCGCTTTCCTCACCGTAAAGCTCATCGATCTCAGAGGAGATGATGCCTTCGATTTCGCCATCGTCGTATCCCTGCTCACGGAGAGCTTCGATCGCTTCGGCGATTTCTTCTTCGGTTACGCCGTCTTCTTGACCTTCAGGCTCACCTTGGAGGGAACCTTCAATAGAGTCAAAACGTTCGTCGTAGGAGTCGAGGCGACTACTTAGATCGCCGATTGCTTGTAGAACTTGATTAATATCACTCATTTCATTTTTATCTGGGGTGTCAACTTCTTCGCTAACGAGGGGTTCCTCAAAAAGACCTGTAGGATTGGCTGCTGGCTCTGGGACTAAGTCCGCAGAAATAATTCTTTCGACCCGAGCTGCCTTGCTTGCATCTCCGCAAACTTCTGGCTTTCCGGTGAATGCGACAGAGAGGCCGATGGATTCAGGCATCTCCCGAAGTTGTTCCATAGTCTGGCCGTAGTCCTTATGCTTCTTGAGAAGGGTGAGGTCAGCAACTAGCTTAGGACCTTCAATGCGAAATTCAGAAAGGTAGCCGAAGACGGATTCGATTCCGCTTCGGTGGTTTAGTTTGGTTTTGACTCTGCCAGAATTTGAGGCCTGACAAGCCCCGAGCATTTGCTCCACTGTTTTGCCGTCAATTTTCAAGTCGTGTCCACGAGCTGTCCCTTCAGTGATGACTGAGACCCCTCGGATTACTCCGGCTTTCTCGTCGAAGCGGCCATTGATGTGGGAGAGGTATGTTACTGTGTTGTTCATGCTCTTAGTCTTTGATGTTGTAGCCAGCTTTGCGAGCCCATTTGCGTCGATTGTTATGCGTCGTTTTCCCGTATAAGCCCAGCCCGCCTAAGAGTCCGGCTCCTACCACAGCGCCCTGTATGCCGCCGCTCTTCATTGCTTGTAATATTGGCCTTTTAGAATCACGCCAGCCGTGAAAGGGAATCCCAACCCCGGCTGTCACCGCTCCTGCTGTTGCGGCTGCAGTGCCTCCGCCTAAAAGAGCGCCCACGCCTGCTATTTTTGCAACCTGGCTATTCTTGATTTTTTTGCTTTTTGCGTAGCTACGAATGTAGTTTCGCCGATACCGGTCACTTTTGTCTTGAAGACCCGCAGGCTGCCACGCGTCGCTTAGCTCAATTAACCGAGCAATGCGACCTTGCAGCTCGGTGATTTGCGTATTATTATTCATAAGATCTGTTTTTTTCATACTTACCCCTCCTGACCCTTTCATTTGAGGGGCTTTCTTGGACTCCTTTTTCTTGGCTACCTTTTTCTTGGCTACCTTTTTCTTGGCTGCCTTTTTCTTGGCTGCTGATGCTGGCATGGATGCCGTCTTAGCTTTGGTTTTCTGTTGCCCACTTGCCTTGTTAGGATTTATTTCTGTAGCCGCCTTCCCTTTTCCGCTAAGGCTCGGGCCTGGGTCGTAGGGGGTTGTTTTTCCTCGCTTGCCTTTGTCGGTGAGATTAGCGTTCCTATTGACTGCCGCCTTCTTGGCTCGGTTCAGCCCCGAAGTTTTAACCGGTCCGAGGATCCCTTTGCCGCCGAACCTTTGGAGTCGGGGGCCTAGTGTAGCTGCCCCACCGATGCCGAGCGCCGCGATGGAAGCCGCGATCTTCCAGCGATTCGAGTAAGCCTTCTTGAAAGCAGAAGGGTCGGCCTGATCTTCTGGAGCGTATTGCCCCTGACCATCTCGTGATCTGAGCTCCGTGAGCACAGACCGCAAGATGGGAGAGGAAGAATCTAGCCCGTAGGTCTTCATTAGGCCTTGCCTCGTGAAAGGAGCGCTTTGAGGATCTTGAGGTCCATCAGCTTACCTTTAGCCATACCGCCTTTTTGTTTGAGGAAGTCACCAGCTTTGGAAGCTTTGTCACCGGCAAAAGCACCAGCTTTTGTTCCGGCTTCTTTCATTGATGCCTGGGTCGGGATGTTCTTCCTGACATAAGATCCTGCTTTGCCAGCTTTTTGGCCGACATAACGGCCAGCGCTTGCGCCCACCTTTTTTATTCCACCTCTTGCTATGATGGCGTCCGCTGCACGGTATCCACCGTAACCAGATGCGCCGATTGCGCCGAGGCCCAAGAGGGCCTTGGCTGAGCCTTTTATATCATCTTTGATGTCGCGACCGGCATCTTTATAGCCGTAACGGAATTCGGTGAGCTGAGCGTCAAGCATTTCATTGAGTTCTTGTAAGTTTTTGTCTACGTTCATGTTGGTTTTGTTGGTTATGTTATTATTTGTGATGTCAATTTACCTCTTTGCTACTTGAGTTAAAATTCTCTTTAGTATGGAGGAGTTTATTTTTAGCTGAGTCCTCTTTGCTGCTGAGCTGACTGACTCTACTGAGCTGGCTTTTGAACGAGGAGTTTTTCGCCCAGCTACTGCCCATTTCGGCATAAGGCTGAAGGGGCCGACTCGCTTCGCTTTGCTCTTGAAGGTCGTGCCGTTGGGCGTCTCGACACCTGCGGGAACAAACCCAGGCCGGCCTTCCAGCTTTGCAATAGTGCCATCAAGGCTTCTTACCGGTCGGGAGTTTGGCCCCAGTCCCTTCTTGGGGACTTGAGTTCCGCTTTGAGCCATGCTCTGTTGTTTGCTTAATGATTCGTTGACTTGAGACTCGCTCCATTTCGGGAATTGCGTCGAAGTCTTGGCCCTGGCCTCTTTGGTGAATCCTCCCTCTTTGCTTCTTGGGTTTTTCATACCAGTCATGCCTGCTTTGCCGAGAGACTTTCTAGCTCCGTATTTGCGGCGAACAGAATTTCTAGCATTTACGCGAGAGCTGGTAGCTATCATTCTCCCTGGAAGTTTGAGCATTTCTTTCGGAATCGAAGTTCCTTTTCTTGCAGCTCGATACTTGAGGCTTTCGGCTCTTCTGCCTATTGCGATGCCTGCGACTGTTCCGCCAGCGATGCCCGTGAATGCGGCCTTGTCTCGGAATGACTTCTTCTCGTAGAAACGCTTGCGACGACGGGTTCTTGGCCCGCCCTTGTGGTAAACTCGAACAGAGTTCCGGTTAGCCCTAGCAATGCGGTATTGCCCATTAGAAGTCTTCAGAACCCCAGGCTGCTTTCCTCTCTTCTCATTATAAAGATCCGTGAGGTCCTGCACGACCGTGTTTGATTTTTTGGTGTTCTTGACCAGCTTTTTTGCTATTGCGCTGGCCTTCTTATACTCCCCGATGGTCCGAGCTCGCTTTACGTTCGGGTCTGTCTTTAGGCCCTCAAAAGGGTCAGTTTGACGAGTCCGTGCAAACTCATGATACTTCTTACCGTCGATCATGACGTAAGCGTCCGGGGTTGAAGGTCCCCGAGCCATCATGACGCGCTTTTCTGGGGGAATTGACGCTCCTGCAAGGCCTCCTAAAATAAGCCCCAATTTCCCTCCTCCGATCCTTCTCGATTTTACTGGGGCTCGACTCATTCTCTTGCGAAGCTTCGCAATTATTTTGGCCGACTTCTGAGATGTGATCTTTTTGCCCTTATACAAAGCACGCGGATTAGCGCCTGCCTTCTCAGCCTTTTTGATGAGTCCTCGGAAGTGCCCTTTGCTTTTTCTCAGGGTGATCTTGCCGTCTTCTGCGAGAGCATCGCCGACACCTGCGCCAGCCATGCCGACAGCTCCTGCACCGGTAGCCGATTGAATGATCCTGTCATCCCAAGTCCTGTTTTGAAATTCTGTGACACGCGTGTCACGGTTTGAGTTTTTCATGATTATTCTTCTGGTTGTTCACCTTCACCCTGACCGACAGGGATTCCAGCTTCACTCTCCATGTCAGCCTGCATCATTTGCTGACGCATCATTGCGATCTGCTGCGTAGCGTTGGGGTAGCGCTGGGAGATGACCTCAATCGGGATGACTTGTTCTTCAGATGCTGCCACGTTCATCATTGCCTCGCGAGCCAAGGTCTCGACGGTTTCTTCGTAATCGCCACCCATTTCAGTAACGATGTCGTGCCCTGTTTTCAGGCCATTCTGCATAAGCGCGATGTCGCTTTGGGTTGTGTAACCTTGGTCAGCCGTAATGTGAGCTGGGAACTGCCATTTGCACTTGTTCCATTTTTCCGTTGAAGGAAGCTGCCCATATGTGATTGCGCGAGAGATGACCGCGTCCTTGATGGGATTGAGAACCCTCTCCTCAAGAAGTAACTGCGAACGTTTAAATGTGCGTTGAGCCATCGCCAGTTCAATGCGAGCAGAGACCCCGCCAAGAGCTGCCATGTCCCATACGAAAGAGAACGGGAGGTTGAGTCCGTTTGCCATCTCGCGAATGAGGGCCTCAATAAAGCCGTTAAACGTTGGGGAGGGACGCATTGAAGTCTGGAACATTGAGACATTCTCTCCTGGGTCAAGTCGGAGGACTGTTCCTGGCTCGACTTTTTCTTTTATCGTTCCATTCCCGGTTGTCTCGGCGGACGTCTTCCAGTCGGTCACGTCTTTTTTGTCTTTGGTGATGATCCCTGTGTGTGCAGACCCCCACTTAACCGCCATTGTTTCATAACGGTAAAGGTCGTGAATGTTACGAGCGTGGGGGATACATGTATCGAAAGCTGTGATGCCATGATATTGGTCCGAGCGCATTGGATCAAGGTAGTGAATAAACGAATCTACTGGGACTTCCTTGGGGTTTTTATACTGTCCGTTTTTATCGCGAGCCCAAAGCTCGTAGTTAGTTATCTGTCCAAGGTTGTTGACCTTGATCCCGTTGTAGTCTCGGTCGTCGATAGAACTTGTGCCCTTGATGGGGTTGCCGATTCGATCGCCTTCAATCGCTTGTAGCTTAATATCAGCCCCTTGCGGAACCATTACCCAGCCATGCTGGCCGTCACGACGCATCCCCATGTGACCAAGCTGGATCATTTGACGGAATACGTTTCTCCCCGTCAAGTCGCATCGCTTTGTCCAATCGTTAAAGTATGACTCGTAAAGGTCATCCATTTGAGGGTCACCAGTTTGTGCTTGATACTGAATTCGCCCGCAGGTGTAAAGTGACTCTTTCATCAAGACCGACTTCACGAAAGAGTAGTTTTTAGCCAGGTTTCTGGCCTCCCACATCATCTTGATACGGTCTCTCTGGGTCGACGCAGATTCAGAGCTGCCTTCAGTAAAAGGGTTGCTACTCATTGCCCGACCACGATCGGGGTTCGCAGCATCGTAGCTCATTTCAAAAAGCTGGCGCTCAAAAGATCGCTTAACTCCTGCTCCAGGAGAAAAGAATGCAATTGTTTTATCAATGACGTTGAGTTTTGTAGTTTTCATTTGCTTGCTTCGGCCCACGCTTTAGCCAT